TGAGTGATATTGCTTGGATAATCAGTCATAATGAAGTCCTTTTTTTTTACATATTTTACCGGAAATTCAAGCGTCTTTCAAAGACCTCAAACAGTTTCTTAGACCAACAGACCTGACAACTGTTTATTTACGACAACAACAATCAGGTCACGATGATGAAGGTAATGTCATTACGGCGGGATGGAGCAATCCAATTGCAGTGAGGATGAACATTCAAGCTGCTGGCGGTTCAGTGAATGCGCAAATCTGGGGCAAAGACCTTAAGTACATTAAATCTGGTAAGTATCAAGGTAATCAGATCAATGAAGGTCAACAAGAAAATTGGGGTGTTTGTGTCAATGTTACTAAAGATAGCGAGCCAGATTACGTTATCAATTCGATACAAACATTCAGCACCCATAAAAATATCACTTTAGAGCAACGTAAACGAGGCGAATAGAATGGCTGAAGTTGAATGGCGTGGCAGTGATAAGCTGAAAGCTCAGCTCAAAAAAATGCCCAGTGTGGTTCACGATGCCATCTGGGATGCTACTTTTGATGTTGTTGAGAAAGCAGAGGGCTATGCAGTCAAAGAACTTCAATCCAGCGTTAAGTATGGAAATGGTGAGTTGGCTCGAAGTATTAAATATGAGGTTGTCGATAGTGATGGCAAGATTGTCGGTCGTGTCTGGTCCGATGACCCAGTAGCGCTATTTCGTGAGCTCGGTACTGGACGAGTGGGTGAGGAGTCGCAAAAAGATTTACCCGATGGATTTACACCAGTGTACAGGCAAACGCCTTGGTTCATTCCTGCTGATGACGTTGATACTGACCTGAGTGAACTGTATGGTATGCCTAAAATCGAAATCGACGGACACACATTCTATCGGACAAGCGGTCAACCCGCCCGCCAGTTTTTAACCCCCGCCGTCAAACAAGCCAGTCGTGAGGCACCAGAGATGATTAAGCAGAGTGTGGAGGCCGCACTCCATAACAAATTAGGGGGTAGTTGATGGTAATTATTAATGTGAAGTCAGTAGTGTATCAAGCACTAACGGCTATACCGGAAATTAAACAGGTCTCAACCACGTACCCAGATAATTTAACGGTGTTCCCAATCGCTGTATACAACACGGCACATAAAGCCTATTTTCGTGATGCTAATCAGCAAGAGTTGCAAACGGAATGGACGATCACAATTGACCTCTTCTTAAAAGAAGGTAGCACAACGGCAATCACGAATAAGCTCATGTCATCATTTGGTGATATGGGATTTTCAAGCGATGTTGGTGATAGCAATTTAGCGGGTGTGAATCGCACTGTATTACGATTTACTGGTGTTGTTGATAACACTAGTCACCGCGTATTTGAAAGTTGAAAGGATGATTGAAATTGAAAAAGAATTTAACAGTATTTGATTTACAACGATTTGCTGCAGACGCTAGTGCCGGGCTTGCCGGAACAGGGACCAAGCTTGAAATGTCAGTGGATGGCACTAAGTTTGATGAAATTGGCGGTATTAAGACCGTTCCTGACATGGGTTCAGACCCAGAAAATATCGATGTGACTGATTTATCAGATACGAAAAAGAAGTCAGTTCCTGGGATTGAAAATACATCAACGTTAGCTTTTACCTTTGTGTACAAGGGCAGCAACTTTGCAACGGCTTTAACGCACAATGGTGACAATAAGCAATATAAATGGAAGGTCACTTATCCTGATGGGATGACAGCTTCTTTCACTGGCTCATATACCGTCAAAATGGGTAACGTTGCTGTCAACGGAGCACTTGAATACACGATTTCGATTATCGTATCGGACGGACCGGACTTTGCAACGGCCAGTAGTAGCGCCGGAGCTTAGAACCGTCACATTTTATCCAGATAATAATTAACTTGAGTAAGAGACGAGTAGGCCAGCAGGCTGATATGAGACGAATAATAAAAATGGAGGAACTACGTTATGACAGTAAAGAAAGCAACTAAGAAGTTTGAAATGGGTGGATTACAACTTGAATTAAAGTTAACAGGCCGTGATATTTTGAATATTGAAAAACGCTTGGGTAAATCTATGATGTCGCTCTTTATGAGTGCGGATGGCGGAATGAAATTGCCACCATTGAATGAAATGCTTATCGTATTGCAAGGTGCGAACCAAACTCACGGCGTTACTGATAACGACATTTTTGCTGCCTTTGAAAAATATTTTGATGAAGGTCATGCCCCAATGGATTTATTTACAGTGCTAACAGACTTATTCCAGGAATCTGGTTTTTTCGGCAAGACAGCTTCGGCTTCGAAGACGAATACGGAATCGGAAGTCACTCTGGACAACGAACCAACGACCGAGACGACACTTTAAGCAATAATTACCAGACTGTTTCTGAGTTGCTAAGTGCTATTTACCCATTGGCCGTGCAATCTGGGATTGATTCTGACCACTTTTGGGAACTTGATTTTGGTGAACTCATGGTTCAAGTAATCGCAAATAATCGTAACCGTATAGATGATGTGCGAATGAGAGCGGTAATGGATCACAAGCAAGCTGAGATGATGGCATTTGCTTTGAACGACCCTAGCAAAATGCCATCGGTTGAAGAGGCTTATCCATTTATCAAAACAGCGACTAGTACATCGTCGGATTCTGTTCCTGAATGGAAACGGGACCAGTTGCTTCTAATGCAGCAATCGCAAAAGATTAAGACAGCCCGAAAATTCAAAAAAAACTACATAGGAAGGGGGAAACAACGTGGAACTTGAAGAAATTGAACTGCTATTCAAAGTGAACACTGAACAAATGGAACAACAATTTGCCAAGGTTCAACCGATGATTGATAAATTGATGGGGAAGACCGCTGATAGTGCGAAGTCCGGTATGGACAAGACCGAGCAGTCGATGGATGTTTCTAAAGGTGTTCAAAAGTTGCAAGACCAGTTGTCCGGTTTGAACGAGACTATCAAAACTGCATTCGAACGAATGAGTAGCTCGACATCTACCGGGGCTAGCAAGGTCAACCAGAATGCTGGCAAGATGTTTACCGGTAGCCGGGTTAAGGTAAAACAGGACTTACAGGCTATGCTGAGTGATATCAATGCAAAGATGGATCAGGCCCGAGCTGCTCAAGCCAAGATGCGTGACTTAATGAATCAAAAAACGTCCTTGAATACCGCTCAACAGAATGGGACGCAAGGAATTAAAATTGATAATCAGGTTGCGTCCGCTCAAGCTCAGATGACGCGTTATCAAAACCAAGCTAAAGCTCTAGCCCAATCAATGCGACAAGAATTTAAAGCGGTGCCGGACTCACTGCGGCAGATTTCTAAAGCTATGGATCAAAACGAAGTTAAAATTGAAACCTATCGGCGTCAGTTGAAGGCGTTGCAGGGCTCCTATCGTGATGTTCAGGATTCTATGAAGACGATGGGTGCCAGCGACCGGCTGACCAAGCAAAGCACGGCACTTGAAAAGAGCATCATGAGCACACGCGATAAGATGAACAAGCTCATTAATTCCAATGATAGTCTGAACAAGAGCTATGCTTATGTTTCTGATCGTGGTGACGAACTTAAATCTGTAATTGGTAAGCTCAATACTGAGATGGGTGAATCCGGGACGGCTGCTACACGAGCGGCAGGTTCGTATAATCGTTTCGGCAGTGCGGCAAGTAGCGCAATGAATAAAGCATCAGGTTCCGGTAAGGGGCCTTCTAATTGGTTCAGTCGCATTAGCAACGGTATTCAAGGTGCAACAAGCCGGATACGCAATTTTGGAAATAGTAGTAGTTCTTCAATGAACAAAGCCTCTTCTAGTGCTAGACGGACCAGCGGGGCCCTGGGCGGCATTGCCCAGCAGTTGAAGTACCTCCCATCACAATTAATCGTATTTGGGTTGCTGTACCAAGGCTTGACGCAACTTGCTACTGGGATGATGACAGCATTTAAGACGAACGCGCAGTTTGCAAGTAGTCTGAATCAAATCAAGGTCAATTTACTGACAGCATTCTATCCGATTTACAACTTTGTACTTCCGGCTGTCAATGCATTAATGTCGTCATTATCTAAAGCGACATCATGGTTGGCACAGTTCACATCAGCACTAACGGGTATGAGCTATTCCAAGGCGCGGCAAGGTGCTCAGGGACTTTATGAGCAATCTAAGGCACTAAATGACACGGCTGCCGCTTCTAGCAAAGCTTCTGCTTCTGTTAAGAAGGCAAACGAAGAGATTCGAAAGCAAAATGCGGCTCAGGCTAAATCAGTTCGTGAAGCAAATGCTCAAATTCGGGCGCAAAATCAGGCTAAAGCAGCCTCAGTTCGTGAGGCTAATCGACAAATTGCGGAGTCGAACAAACAAGGTGCTGCCAAAGTTCGTGCTGCTAACGCGGCAATTGAAGCCGCCAATAAACGTTCTCAGGCTTCCATGGAAGCAACCAAGAAAAAGAACAAAGAACTCATGCAGTCTTTAATGGGATTTGATGAGCTCAATGTCTTGGATAAGAGTAGCGATGATGAAGACTATTCCTACGATAAAAAGCCTAAAGAGACATTTACGCCGCAAGAAATGCAAACTGCGCCAGAGTCAACACCCACGCAAAGTGCACCAGAAAGTACACCGTTGCAGTCGACGGATGACATTGGTAGTGAAGCCGGTAATGATGGTGTTAATTTTGGTGTTCCGTTAGGTCAGTCATTCAATAGCGCAACGGATGCAGCAAAAAAGTTACAAAAAGTTTTGGGTGAACTTTTTGATCCAATGAAGGCGGCGTGGGACGCCAAGGGTAAGTCGGTAGTAGATGCGGCTAAGTATGCTTGGAAAGAGGTCGGACGCGCCCTTGGGGATGTTGGTCGGTCGTTTATGCATGTATGGGATAACGGCACTGGTCAGAAAACAGTAGAAGCTATCTTACAATTGTTAGCAGACATGCTTAATATTATTGGCGATATTGCCAAAGCTTTCTCACAAGCATGGGAAGGTGGCGGCGGTCGTGGTACTAAGCTAGTCCAAACCATTTTTAATTCGCTAAATAATGTATTGAAACTGATACATGATATTGCCACTTCATTCTGTAGTGCATGGAATGGCGGCAATCTGGGCGAACGGATTTTTGCCAATCTCATTACGTTGGTGACAAATTTAGTCGGGCTGATTGGTAATATCGCTAAGGCGTTTGATAATGCATGGAATCATGGCAACACTGGTACCAAGCTTATTCAATCAATTTTAAATGCATTGAACGCTGTAATAAAAGTGCTTAATAATATTGCAGTAGCATTTCGTAATGCTTGGAATAGTGGTGCGGGTGAGAAAATTGCATCAAATCTCTACAAGATATTCACAAACATCTTTAATACTGTTAGTGCACTTGGCGGTCAATTTGACAAGGCTTGGCAACATGGTGGTGTTGGTACATCTATTTTTAAAACGCTGCTCGGTATGGTTAATGACATGTTGGGTGCGTTAAATGACATGGCAGGAGCAACAGTTAAGTGGGCTTCTAAACTTGACTTTACGCCCTTACTGCAATCGATTGATAGATTACTAAAAGCGATTAGACCAGTAGTCAAAGATGTATGGGACGGCCTGGATTGGGGATATCAAAATATCCTGTTACCATTGGCCAAATACACGATTACTAATTTAATCCCAACGTTCTTCGATGCATTAGCTGCGGCGCTTAAATTGGTTCACAGCATTATTCAAGCTTCACAGCCAGCATTTAAATGGATATGGGATTCGTTCCTAAAGCCATTAGCAAAGTGGACTGGTGGAGTTATCGTTGGCGTGCTTAAGAAGTTAGCAGATGCATTAGGCGGGATTTCCAGTTGGGTAGATAAACACCATACGGCCGTTGAAGCAATGGCGAAAGTCTTAGTAACTATGTTTGCGTTTAAAGTAACAATGACGGGGCTAAGCAATGGAATAGGACTACTTGGAAAATTAGCTGATAAAGCGGCTATTATTGGTGGTAAAGGGCATGTTCTCAGAGACTTTTTTAAAGGGATTACTGGAATTGATAAGCTAGAAGAAGCTGTTGGCAGCGTGAAGACATTATGGTCGCTTGCAAAAATGAAGTGGTCAGATTATGCTGCTGCATTAGCAGATGGTTGGAAGGCTCTCAAAAATTGGAGTATTTGGTCTAAATTGGCAGCCGCCGGACAAGCAGTATTAGATGCTGCAATGGATGCTAACCCAATAGGATTAGTCGTACTTGCGATTGCGGCATTAGTTGCTGGATTCGTCGCGCTATACAAACATAATAAGAAATTTAGAGATTTTTGTAATTCTGTGTGGAAGCATATAACCAAATGGTTTGGAGATTCAATCGATTGGATCTCTAAAAATTGGACTAAAATAATTGGTTTTATTATTAATCCGGTTGGCACGATTGCTTCCTGGTTCCTTAAAGATACAAAAACAGGTAAGAATATTCTTAAATGGGCATCGAAATTACCTGGTAAAGCCTCCGATTGGGCTAAGAGTGTTGGTAAAAAGGTTGGGACCCATATAACTAATGCTAAGAAGGATTTCCAAAAAGCAGGAAAGAATATTGGTAATTGGACTACTGGGTTTGTTGGCGGTGCTAAGAGAACTGTTAACACTTGGGCATCGAATATTGGCAACGGTGTTCATAAGAAAGTTTCTGATGGTAAAAAGGCCGCTCAAGAAGCGGGTAAAAAGATTGGTAACTGGACGTCTGAGTTTACGAGCAAATCTAAAGGTGCAATCGTCGGTATTCGAAAATGGGCATCAAATATTGGTAGTAATGTTAATACTAAAGTCGAAGATGGCAAACGATTAGCCAAGAATGCGGGTAGTAAGTTAGGTTCATGGGTTAATAACTTTAGAACTGGCGCAAGTAAGACTGTCTCTAGTTGGGCTGGAAGTTTAGGCTCGAAGACTAATTCTGGAATGGGGAGTTCTAGGGCGGCTGCGTTAAGAGCCGGTACTCAGTTAGGTAGTTGCCTCGTTTAGAACTGGCACGGGTAAAACAATTGCAAAATGGGCCGGTGGTTTAGGCGGTAAAATTGGTGGCGGTCTTTCATCTGGTTGGAAGTCTGTAAAAAAGGGTTCTGCGGATGTTGCTAATGCAATAATTGGTACGATTGGAAAAGCCGTTAATGGCGTTATCGATGGCATTAAATGGATTCTCAATCACGTAGGCGCCTCCAGCAAAGCAAAGTCATTGAGTCACTGGAGTGTTCCTTCATTTGCAACTGGTGGTCGCCATAAAGGTGGTCCTGCAATCGTTAATGATCAGGTTGGTGATAAGTATCGTGAAGCATACAAGTTACCAAATGGACGAACAGGTCTTTTCCCAGCAGTTCGCAATATGATGGTCAATCTTCCGAGAGGTACTCAAATTCTCAATGCGGCACAAACGGCTCGTAAAGCAACAGCAATGGTGCCACACTATGCCGGTGGTATTGGAGACTTTGATTTTGACTTTTCAAGTATTGGTAACTTCAATTTGCCAAGTTTCAACTTTAGCATGCCGAATTTTGGTGATTTGTTCAGTGGTATAGGGGACAGTGTAGGCAGTTTTGCCAATGGTGTGAAAGATACGGCAAGTGATATCTGGGACGATGTCACGCACCCTGAAAAAGTATTGAAAGCTGCTATGAACAAGTTTGTTAAATTTACCGGCTTAGGCGGCTATCCGCTAGATGTTGCTAAAAGTATGGTGGATTTTAGTGTTGATAGTGCTAAAAGTTGGGTCGGTAAGATTCTCAAAGAATACGGCGAGAGCGAAGGACCAAATGGTGGTGCAATCACTCATTCAATGATTAGTCGCGCACTCGAGATGACTAAAGTTCCTAAATCGCGGTGGTCAAAGATGCAACACGATATCATTGAAGTGGCTAAGTCAGAGACCGGGAATCGAAATATTATGCAGACAATTACTGATGTGAACTCGCTAGCTGGTAATCCTGCAGGTGGACCACTACAGTATGTCAAGTCAACCTTTGATGCATTTGCTTTTCCTGGACATCATAATTTCAGATCATCATTTGACCAAGTATTGGCTTATCTGAATAACTCAGACTATTACAATGCTGCTGGTCATACAGTCATTTGGGGCACGCCTAAATTTGATTGGTTGCACAGTGGACCGATTGGGCACCGCCGTTTTGCTAACGGCGGTCTTGTTGATACTCATCAAATGATCGAAGTGGCTGAACAGAATAAGCCGGAAATGGTTTTACCTTTAACTAACATTCCACGGTCAATGCAATTGATTAAGCAGGCACTAAGCTTCATGGGACAAACGTTCAGTGATGGCTTACAAATGCCCGCAGCTTTAACTCAGTCGATGGATATGAGCAGTCTGGCTAGTCAGCCAAGTAGTACAAGTACACAGAGTATGAATAGTGGTGGCATTAACGAGCTTGGAACAAGCATCGTGAATGCGATTGTACAGGGCTTACAAATGACAAACGTTGGCGGCAGCATGGATAATCAACCGATCAATGTGAACTTGACGTTGCAAGTTGGTGATGAGAAGTTTGGTAATGCTGCTATTAAAGGCATTAACGCGGTAAATCAGAAGAATGGTAAAAACATGTTGAGACTATAGGAGATGATTACGATTGACATATTCACTGAAGATTGGTGGGACAGTGGTTAAAGCACCACAGTCCCTAGAAGTTGCAATCCAAGATATTGATGCAAAAGCATCACGTGACGCGAATGGACTTTTGCATCGAGACCGTGTCGCAATCAAACGCAAGTTAACAGTAAAATGGGGGCCGCTAACACTGGCCGAGAATAGCACAATACTAAAAGCTGTCTCTGGACAGTTTTTTTCTTGCAGTTATTTAGACCCACAAGAAGGTGCAGTAGTGACCAAAACATTTTATGTTGGTGATCGGACTGCACCGATTTATACACTTAATCCAGTGACATCAGATTATATTTGGCAAAATGTTTCAATGGATTTCATTGAACAGTAGGCGGGTGAAAATTAATGATTAAGCAATCTGATTTAGCCCTCGCTGCATGGAAGGCAACTGAACGGACGTTGGATGCAGTTGTCACAATTAACAAGATTGACTATAAAACGACAGATATTGCATCCATTTCATATGACGCAGGTGGCTATACTGGAGATACGTTTGGTATTGGTTCGAATTATGAAAACAGCGTGACAATTAAGTTTTCACACTTAATTGAAGGACTTAAACCTGGCATGACGGTATGGCCTAAGATTGGCATAAAAACATCTAATGGCTACGAGTATAGCTCGCTTGGCCTCTTTATCGTATCAGATGACATTCAAATGGACCGAAACAACGATGAGACAACAATTAAGGCATATGACCAGATGTGTCTATTGGAGGGTACCTACACTTCTAAGTTAACTTACCCTGCGAAAATGACCAGTGTGATTGCAGAAATTGCAAATTTGGCTGGCGTGTTACTCAATACAACTGACATTAGTCGTTTGCCTGTACAAGTTAACTTACCGAGTGCTATTACCGGTCAAACGTATCGAAATGCAATTGGCATGATTGCTCAATTTTATGCTGGATTTGCAACGTTTGATAGGGACGGCAAATTAACAATTCGCACGATTGCAGAGCCAGATTATACATTAGACCCGAGCCAATACGAACAAGGTGGCTTAACGAAAAATGAAGCACCATACAAGATTGGCGGTATTCAGTGTGAGGTCACAACGACTACTACGGATTCAACAGGTCAGAGTACCGAAACTACAAACACGCTTCAAGTAGGGGCAACGTCAGGATCACAGATTAAACTCACCAACAATTTGATGACAATGGATCGTTTAGCATCAATATGGCAACAGTTACAAAGCTTGACCTTCTACCCTTTCAGTTTGAATTGGTTTGGCAATCCTGCAATAGAAGCTGGCGATTGGCTAACACTACAGGATACTAAAGGCAACAAGTTCAACGTGCCTAATAATGGTTATACTATGACGTTTGATGGCAGTTTGTCTGCTGTTTCTAAAGCAGATCAGACCTCAACCTCTAGTAGTAGCTATGCTTGGCGAGGCGAGCTATCACAATATGTTGCTGACTTAGGTGGACGGCAAGGTGCTTCGGGTAACTATATCTATGGTACAGATACAACTGAACCGCCATACGGAGCTAAATTTAACGATATCTGGTACAAACAGAACGGTAATAAAGTTGAATTGTGGACTTACGAGCGTCAGGCAGATGGAACTGGTAAATGGGTACTTACTGTGTCGGACGCTACTGGGGAAGAAGTGAAAGCAAAAGTTGACCAAGTGGAACTGGAAGCTAAGGCCAGTACAGATGCAGCTAAAGCGGTCAGTGATAAGGCTGACCAGCTTGCGGCCAAGTATGATGACACGAGTGCATTAGCTCATCAAGCACTAGACAAAGCTGTAAGTGCTCAAAGTGACGCTAGTTCTGCAGTTGCCACAGCAAATTCTACAGCTTCGGAGTTCGGCAAAGTTGACCAAAAAGCTGGTAGTGCTTTAGCTAGTGCATTGAATGCTCAAAGTGATGCTAGTGATGCAGTTTCCACAGCAAATTCCACAGCTTCGGAGTTCGGAAAAGTTGATCAAAAGGCAGATAGTGCCTTAGCTAATGCATTGAATGCTCAAAGTGACGCTAGTGATGCAGTAAAACAGGCTTCTTCCGCCGCAGCTGATTCTAAAGATGCCAAGCAAATTGCCGGAGCAGTCAGCCAGAGTTATAAGACACTAACTGACGGATCGACTATGACCATTGCTGAGTTAGAAAGTGGTCTAGCTGTCAAACTGACTAAGACTGATTTGGACGGTTACGCTACTCAGACCTGGACTCAAAATCAGGTTAAGATGACTGCTGATGGAATTAACGGAACCATGTCCAGTATCAAGAGTACCGTCGATAGTCAGACGACCAGTATTAATGACCTGAAGGCTGATTCCAGTTCATTTAAGAGTCAGTTTACAACGGTTAATAATACTCTTGGTAAGCACACCACTGATATTGGAAGTCTGCAAGCTACGTCTAAAGAATTGAGTAGCGTGTTTAATACGTTAACAAGTGATAATACAACTAATAAGAATGATATTAGTCGACTTAAACAGACTTCCACCGAGCTTAGTAGCACCATGGAGACTGTTCAAACACAGGTTCAAAATAGTGCTGTCGGGACTAACCTATTAACAGGTACTGGTGATCATGCAGTTACAAATACAGGAAAACCATATGTCTATGGTTACCTTTCAAACGAAACTACTGATGATCTGCTAACCTTATTTAAAGGATTAGAAGGGCAAACTGTTACTTTATCAGTTGACTATGAATACTCAGGATTCATAGCTGGAAGTTATAATAACCGTCTAGGGTTTGAAATTAAAATAGTTGCAGATACCACAAACTATTTTGGCACATGGTACTATCCTAATAATGATTCAGGTTCAGGAAGGCTGTCCAAAACATTTGTAGTACCGAAAAACATAACAGAAATTGGATATGCTAATGGATATGTTCAACTTTCAGGCTCTGGAATTGGGATTGTAAGTCATCTTAAATTGGAAAAAGGCAGTCTAGCAACTGATTGGTGTCCTAATCCAGCTGACAATGCTTCGGTTACTGCGTTCTCTCAACTTTCACAAACTGTGGACGGTATGAAAGTTGATATTTCTAAAAAGATTGAACAGAAAGATCTCAATGGATACGCCACAGAAACCTGGACGCAAAATCAGATTAATGTTACTGCTGATGGCATTAATGCAACTATATCAAGTGTCAAGAGTACGGTTAATGGACAGACTACTAGTATTAATGACTTAAAGGCTGACTCTAGTTCTTTTAAGAGTCAGTTTACAACGGTTAACAATACTCTCGGTAAGCAAACCACCGACATTGGAACCTTACAAGCCACCTCTAAAGAATTAACTACCGGTTTTAATACGTTAACAAGCGATAATACGACTAATAAGAATGATATTAGCCAACTTAAACAGACTGCCTCAGAAGTCAGCAGCACTTTAGAAACTGTTCAGACACAGGTTCAAAATAGTGCTGTTGGGACTAACTTACTACTAGATTCTCAAACACAGATGAGAGAACCGTCTTGGTATACTAAAAACTTGGCATGGACTGAAAATCGAGGAACTTATCTTGGGTCAAATATAGAGTACGTCACAAACGCATTTAGCAATATTCGATACAGTTATAAAGATCTATTAGACCGTGGCGTTATAAATACCACGGATGACTTTACCTATTCTATTTACTTTAGAGTAGTGGGCGAAGATCCTGCAGGAATGTCGTATGCTTCTATTCGCTTTTACTCGTCTGCAACTACAAAAGATAATTCCATACCTATGCAACTACAAAAGATAATTCCATACCTATGCAACTAACAAGCTTAAAAGAGGGCCAGTGGGTACGAATAGTAGTTCCTTTCAAGTTTACGGACGTTAAGTATGATCCGACTAAGGATTACGAAAATTCAATACGCATCGAAATGTCGGCAGGTCCAAAAGTAGCTGGTGCACGGTATGAGTTTGCAGCGCCAAAACTTGAAAAAGGATCAGCAGCCACCGATTTCTCGGTCAATCCTGAAGACACAGCTACGGTTACTGCTTTATCCCAGCTTTCACAAACTGTTGACGGTATGAAACTTGATATTTCCAAGAAAATTGAACAGAAAGACCTTAATGGGTATGCCACTCAAACTTGGGCACAAAATCAGATTAATGCCACTGCTGATGGAATTAATGCAACTTTATCAAGTGTCAAAACTACGGTCGATGGGCATGATACTAGTATTAATGAATTAAAGGCTGATTCCAGTGGGTTTAAAAGTCAGTTTACAACAGTTAATAATACTCTAGGTAAGCAATCTACTGATATTGGTACACTTCAAGCAACAAGCAAATCTTTGAGTGCTAACTTTGATTCACTAAATTCTGACAATAAAACAAATAAGCATAACATTAGCCAATTGCAAGCGAGTGCTACGGAATTTAATAGCACTTTAATGACAGTTCAGCAACGAGTTACTGATAGTGCTGTGGGAACAAACCTGTATACCGATACTCAGAATTTTGACAACTTAGCATCATGGAACACAGCCGGTTCCGCCCCATCCACTTATTGGACAAAAACTACGGATACCTATAATGGGTTAGCTGTAATACAGACAACCGCAAATTGGAATGGGCTAAGCCAATATATCCAAGTTAAAAAAGGTGATTTTTTAACTTATAGTGCGTACGTTAAAAACACAAGTGGTACTGGATCAAGTACGGTCTACTGGTTACTCAACAATAACCCTGAAGGTAGTTACAGCACCGCTAGAGCAAATCCAGCCAAGAACGTAGTAACAATAACAAATTCATGGCAGAGAATATCAGTGACAACAGTTGCCACTAGTGACGGTTATTTACGCCCCCGACTTGAACGAACTCCTGACAATGTCAATACCATACAGATTGCCGGAATCAAGGTAGAAAAAGGCTCCGTAGCTACTGATTGGTGCCCTAATCCAGCAGATAATGCGACCGTTACTGCTTTATCCCAGCTTTCTCAAACTATCGATTCCGTTCAAACAACTGTACGTGGAAAGGTTGATAATGAAACTTATCAGTCAAAGATTACACAATTGAATGACCTGATAGATCTTCGTGTTGAAAATGCGGGGGTTATCAACGCAATTAATATCACCCCTGAACGAATCAAGATACGCGGTAATAAACTGCATATTACGGCTGATACCTATATTGATAATGCAGTTATTAAGGATGCCATGATTGCTAACTTAAGCGCTGATAAGCTTACTGCAGGTACTATTGATGCTGCGAATATAAATGTAATCAATTTGAATGCGAACAATATAACAACCGGTACGATTAACGGTAGTAACTTATCAATTAATCTGAATACTGGTAATGTTCAATTCCAGGCGGGACGTATCCATTCGGCTGATAATGCAATTGATATTAATATTGACTCAGGGTATATGTCAGTAGCAAACGGCAGTAATCGTGTAATGTTAAAAGATGGTGAAATGCAATTTGTACAACCCGGAACTTATGACACATCTACCGATCCCTATCTAAGTATCTCAAATACGTTTGGTGGGCAATCAACTGAAGGCGCTGCTTTTATTGGTCGTAAATACGCAGTCTTGACAAATTCGGATAATGCAACTGGAAGTGGAATATTTGACATAGGAATTGGAACAGAGAAATTTAGTGGTTTTGCAACTGGGTATGGTTCTGGCCTTTTGAATAAAGGATGGCACATGACTAAAGTTGGTGGAGCTGATCGCGGTGTGGTTATATCTGGAGGTAAAGCCACGTCATACAATCAATACTGGTCAGCCAGTCCTTCAATTATGGTTGGTGCTACACATACTAGTACTCATTCTGGAGGTATGAATGGGTCAAACATTATTATGGATTGTAACTACTTGTACAACTTTAGCACATGGGTGAAAACCACCAGTCATGCGGCTAACGTTTATGTTGCTGATGATGGTGCCATTGTTAGAGCTAGTTCGGCTTCTAAGTATAAAACAAATATCGAACGATCATTCGAGACTGAGATGGGCGAACGTATCCTGGAAGTTCCAACTGCGCATTGGTTTGATAAAGCAGAAGTTCTTAACAAAACATTAGATCCTCAAGCTCCAGATCCTCGCCGATATTTCGGTATGATTGCTGATGATGTAGACGATGCTGGATTAACTGAATTAGTAGAATACAATGACAGAGGTGAAGTAGAAGGGCTTATGTATGATCGTATTACATTGACTCTTATCCCAATCATTCGTAATTACCGAGATCGCATTAACAAATTAGAATCAGAAATTAAACAATTGAAAGAAGGATAATTATGTCAAAAACATCAGTACAATTAGGATTCAAGAATGGTGAATTAGTAAACATTTATCAAGCGCTTCAGGAATACAAGCTCAAGGGTCGGGCATCGTTGGGCCGAACATGGCTCGGGAAACGTCTTGCTGATGCAGACAAACAATTTAACGAAGATCGTACTGCCACACAGAAAGTATATTTCAAAACTGATGATGACGGGGAATTTGTATACCAAGCAGATAAAAAAACATTAATTTTAAAAGATGACTACACAATGGAAGAAGCACAGTCAAACTTTGATCAATTAGTCAATGAAGTGATTACTATTGACGTGAGCCAGTATTCTGAAAGAATTAAAGCTCTCTATCAAGCACTCGCAGATTACCCATACGAGTTGGACGGTCAGACTGCAGAAGTATATGCCGTTTTATTTGATGAATTAGAAAAAGCATTTGGAAAGGGTGACAAATGATGGAATTATTAAACACTAGCATCTCTTATAATATTGATGGAACTGGTAATACGAGTTCTGTAATTGCAGGTATTCGTGGCGAAGTAGAAGGTCGAGTAACTATTACGGCAAATGTCACTATTTATCCGAAAGACTTAGCTAAAGATGAAACTTTCGATGATCTAACAAAAAAAGAATTATCAAAACGTGCGGTGGATAAGATTCCATCAATCATTGATTCTCTAATTGCAATTAATGGTGGGTGGAATTTTACTGCTGGCAAGATTTCATCGGTATCCACTCAATTTAATCAGTCTGAAACTGGCACATATGTGAATGCGAATGTTACTGCCACTGAATCAGATTTTTCAGA